ACTGGTCTCATCTTTGCGATGCGTCCTCAGTACGCTTCTCAGGGCGGCAATGAAGCACTTTACAACGAAGCAGTATCCAGCTTCTCAGCAACTGCTAACAACTCTGTTGGTGGTGTCTCTTCAACTGGTCTTAATGGTGCTGGTGTACCAACAGCTGGTGCTGATCCAACTGCTCGTGCTTCTGGTTCTGGCTATACCGTTTCCCAGGGTATGTCAACAGCCACTGCTGAAGCTCTTGGTGATAGCGATAACAACAGCTTCTCAGAAATGGCTTTCTCAATTGAGAAAGTTGCTGTTACTGCTAAGTCACGTGCACTCAAAGCTGAGTACACAATGGAACTAGCACAAGACCTTAAAGCAATCCATGGTCTTGACGCTGAAACAGAACTCAGCAATATTCTCTCCGCTGAGATTCTTGCTGAAATCAACCGCGAAGTTGTTCGTACAATCAACTACACTGCTACAGCTGGTGCAACAGAGAACACTTCTGTTCAAGGTACCTTCGACCTAGACGTTGACGCCAACGGTCGTTGGAGTGTTGAACGCTTCAAGGGTCTAATCTTCCAACTAGAGCGTGAAGCAAACGCCATTGCCAAAGCAACTCGTCGCGGCAAGGGTAACGTTCTAATCACTTCCTCTGATGTTGCTTCCGCGCTTCAGATGGCTGGTGTTCTAGATTACACACCTGCTCTTAGCAACAACCTAAACGTTGACGATACGGGTAACACCTTCGCTGGTGTGATGAACGGTCGCATCAAGGTTTATGTTGATCCATACTTCGCCAGTGCTTCTGGTTCACAGTATGCCACAATTGGTTATAAGGGTTCTAGCGCATTCGATGCTGGTCTCTTCTATTGCCCATACGTTCCACTACAGATGGTTCGTGCAGTTGGCGAGAATACCTTCCAGCCAAAAATCGGGTTCAAAACTCGTTACGGCATGGTTGCTAACCCATTCGCTACAGCTGCTGCAGACGGTGCGATTTCTTTCGCTAATAAAAATATCTATTACCGTCTAATCAAAATCGACAACTTAATGTAAGAATAACAACAAAGTTGTTGGACTTAGAGGGGGGCTTCGGCTCCCCTCTTTTTTTGTGTTACTCGTTATTATAAATAATGATATGGGAATATGGATACGTAAACACATAGTTACCGTTGATATATTATATTACATGCCAGATTATTCTGACATCATTCAGGAGTTTGTTTGGCAGACGAAAGATATTACGCCTGAGTTACCAAAGATTCATAGCTTTTTAAATTATTGGAAAAATAATATTGAAGCAGTAATCAAAGAAGTTAATGTAAGTTATGGCGAGAAGAATGATTATAGATTTGCAAGTTTGATAAAGGATAAGACATGGCATTGATTCCAAAAATTGGTGTGAATATTTTAGAAGAGTCACCTCTCACACAGAATATCAATTTCTTATCACCATTAGGATTTCGATTTCAGTTAAATCGTGCTCCTAATGTAGAATACTTTTGTCAGTCTGCTACACTGCCAACTATCTCTGTTCAAGAGATTTTACAACCAAACCCATTAGCACAGATTCCACGACCAGGCGATAGAATCACATACGAACCATTTATGCTAAAATTTCGTGTTGATGAGAATATGACTAACTATCTTGAGATTCATGACTGGATTATTGGTATTGGCCATCCAAACGATCTAAAACAATATCGTGATCTAAAACAGAGTACTGGTGGTGTTTATTCTGATGGATCAATATTGATTCTTTCTTCTAATAACAATCCAAATATTCGTATCGCTTTTGAAGATATGTTCCCTCTATCATTATCACCACTTTCGTTTGATGTTACACAATCTGATGTTGAATATCTAGAAGCCGAAGTGGTTTTCCGATATCGTCAGTTCACTGTAGAAAATCTATAAAACCTATTGACATTTTTGAAAACTAAGTTATAATAGTGCTTGTAGCGCTTTTATGAATAGGATTATATTAATGAAGATTGATAATATTATATCTATGTGGCAAGAAGATAGTAAGATTGATGAAACTGAACTATCTCGTGAAAGTTTAAACATTCCACTTCTTCATAGTAAGTATTTACGATATTTCTCAGAAGAGAGATTGAAACTCCGTGCTTTGAAGATGAAGCAGAAAAATTTGCATCAACGTCTAATGGATTACTATCGTGGTGATCTAAACAATCCTGAAGATTTAGCAGAGATTGGTCGTGAACCATATCCCCATAAAAGATTAAAACAAGAGGTATCATATTACGTTGAAAGTGACGAGGATATGGTACAAATAAATACAAAGATAGCATATCAACAAGAAATGGTAGATGTGCTTGAAGAGATTCTAAAAAGTATTAACACTCGTGGATTTGCAATTAAAAACAGTATTGATTTTTTGAAGTTTACAAATGGTATGTGATATTCATTATGGATAATAAAAATGAAAAAACTGAATGTCAAAAAATGCATGGAGTACTTCGAATTTATTATTAGAATATAATGATGTGAAAGCGAATACATTGATCATAACGAAGTTTAACGAAGTATATATGAAGATTGATGCTGAGCCTGTGATACGACAGGAACTCTCAGACTATTTCACGTTCTCAGTTCCGAATGCTAAGTTTACACCCGCATATAAAAATAGAATGTGGGATGGAAAAATCAAACTTTTCAATGCGATGACCAAAGAACTATATCTCGGTCTATTACCTTATGTTGAACATTTTGCAAATGAACGTGACTATGAAATTGAACTTGCTGAAAATGTAGAAGTACAGAATAGTTTTTCTTTAAAAGAAGCAAATGAATTCATCGATAGTCTCAACACAAAGTTTGAGGCAAGAGATTATCAGGTTGATAGTTTCACTTATCTTATTAGAAATAATCGTGGTCTACTTGTATCACCTACGGCTTCTGGTAAGTCATTTATTATCTGGCTTCTTGTTCAATACTATAAATCAAAAACTCTAATCATTGTACCAACTACATCACTTGTCTATCAAATGCGTTCTGATTTTATTGAATACGGAATGCACGAAGATGATATCCACATTGTTATGTCTGGTCAAGAAAAACAATCAGATTGTCCGATTGTTATTTCTACATGGCAGTCACTGTATAAACTTCGCAAAGATTATTTTGATCAATATGAAGTAGTCATTGGTGATGAGTGCCATCTATTTAAAGCAAAATCACTTACTTCTATTATGACAAAATTGATTGCATGTAAGTATCGATTTGGATTTACTGGTACCTTAGACGGTACACAAACTCACAAGTTAGTTCTTGAAGGATTGTTTGGTAAGGTTAAACAGTTTGTCAAAACAAAAGAGTTGATTGAACAGGATCATCTTGCTAACTTTAGAATCAAGTGCCTTGTACTGAAACACTCTGATGAAGATAAGAAACTTGTGAGTAAGATGAAGTATCAGGATGAGATGGACTTCATTGTATCTAATCTAAAACGTAATAAGTTCATTCAGAATCTTACATTATCACTTAATGGTAATACTCTTTTGTTATTTCAATTTGTAGAAAAACATGGAAAAATATTATATGAATCTATTTCAAAAGCAGTTGAAGATGATAGAAAGGTTTTTTTCGTTTATGGAGGAACCGATGCATCGACTCGCGAAAAAATCAGGGAAATTACCGAAAATGAAACGAACGCAATTATCATTGCGTCGTACGGCACCTTCAGTACTGGGATTAATATACGCAATCTTCATAACATTATTTTTGCTTCTCCCTCTAAGTCTCGTATACGTAATCTTCAGTCTATTGGTAGAGGGTTACGTAAGGGTGATGCAAAAGATAGAGCGACTCTATTCGACATCGCCGACGATCTCCGGTATAAAACAAAAGTGAATTATACATTGACTCATTTCGGTGAAAGAGTTAAAATATATAATGAAGAAGAGTTTGAATATAAACTGTACAATATAAAACTATAAAAAGTATTGACAAATGAATGACAATATATTATACTTAAAATTAGTTAATGGTGATAATATTATTTCCTATGTTGAGAATAATATGGAAAGTTTGATTCTCAGCGATCCAATGCAAATTTTTGTTTACAACACATATAAAGGTGCGAGTATCAAACTTGCAAAGTGGATTCCATATACTGAAAAAGAAGATTTTATAATTGATATAAGTACTGTTCTTTTGTCTTGTGAAGTTGTACAGGATGTTATCGATTATTATATCGAGGCAAAAAAATCACTCAAATATTATCATCATGATAATGAAGAAAATCACAAAGTGATTGATGCGATGTATGAAAAATATGCGAATAATTCTATAAAGGTGCATTGAAATATGGCAAAGAAAAAAAGTAAACACTATGTGAATAATAAAGATTTTTTTGAAGCAATGTGTGAATATAAAAAACAATATGAACAGGCTGAGAAAGAAGGAAAAGAAAAACCACAAGTGTCAATTTATATTGGTGAGTGTATTATGAAGATTGCTGTTAATCTATCACATAAACCAAACTTTATTAACTATCCATTTAAAGAAGAAATGATTTCGGATGGTATTGAAAATAGTTTGACATATATGCATAATTTTAATCCAGAGAAGTCACAAAATCCATTTGCATATTTTACACAGATTATTTACTACGCATATTTACGTAGGATTGCAAAAGAGAAAAAACATCTATACACTAAGTACAAATATGGTGATCATTTATTGGTAGGTGAAGAAGGATTTGATATACAAGACCATGACTCAGCGCCTATTAAAAATTCTAAATCTAACGAATGGTCAAGAGATCACATCGATACCTTTATTGAAGAATTTGAAGAAAAACTAAAACAGAAAAAGATTGGTATTAAACCAGTAGATGTTTTTATGGAGGAAAATTAAATGAAAGCAGCAATCATTACAGATACACACTGGGGTGTTCGTGGTGATAGCAAGCAGTTCTTAGATTTTTTTGAAAAATTTTATAACAATGTATTTTTTCCAAAGTTGATTGAAGAAGGCATCACGACCATTTTTCATCTTGGCGACATTGTTGATCGACGTAAGTTTATTAACTACGTTACCCTGCATCACTTCAAGAACATCTTTATCAATCGATTGGAAGAACTTGGAATTACGATGCATGTCATCGTTGGAAACCATGACATTCCCTATAGGAATACAAACTCTATTAATGCGATGATGGAGTTGTTTCGTTCGCCTAATATCATTACGTATGCAGATCCGAAAGATGTTGAGTTTGATAGTGTTAGTATTGCTATGCTACCATGGATTAATAATGAAAACTATACAAGTTCAATGGAGTTTGTAAAGAAAACAAAATCACAAATCTTGTTTGGTCATCTTGAACTTGCAGGATTTTCGATGTATCGAGGATTAGAATCCCATGATGGTATGGATCCTGGAATTTTTAATAAGTTTGATATGGTTTGTTCTGGGCATTTTCACCATAAGTCTAGTAATGGTAACATTCATTATCTAGGTAATCCTTATGAGCTTAATTGGAATGATTATAATGATAATCGAGGATTTCATATCTTTGATTCGGAAACAAGAGAAATAGATTTTATTCAAAATCCATATCGTATGTTTCACAAAGTTTGGTATGATGATGTTGATACTACTTTAGAAAAAATGCTTGACAAATATGATTTCTCGGTATATAATAACTGTTATGTAAAAGTGATTGTTCAGAATAAGATAAATCCATATTGGTTTGATATTATGATGGATAATCTCTATAAAGAGAATCCTGCCAATGTGTCCATCGTTGAAGATAATAAACATATGGATGCATTACAAGAAGAAGATATTATTAATGAGGTAGAGGATACGCTAACGACTCTACATAATTATGTTGATACTATGAATACAGATATCGATAAGAAAAAACTTAATTTGTTATTCTCTAATCTGTATATTGAGGCTCAGACATTTGATTCAGTTTCATAAAGTAAAATGGCGAAATTTTTTATCAACAGGTAATGTATGGACTGAGATCGATTTAAATCGAAGTCCAAATACACTTATCATTGGTGAGAATGGAGCAGGTAAATCCACGGTGCTTGATGCTCTGTGTTTTTGTCTATTTGGTAAACCATTTCGCAAGATCAATAAACCACAACTGATTAACTCTGTAAACGAGAAAGGTGCTCTGGTTGAGATTGAATTCTCGATTGGAAAACTTTCATACAAAGTGATTCGTGGATTGAAACCACATAAGTTTGAAATCTATATTAATGATCAATTGGTCGATCAAACAGCGTCTGTTCGTGACTATCAAGAACATCTAGAAAAGAATATTCTCAAACTTAACTATACTTCATTTACACAGATTGTGATTCTTGGTTCATCGACATTTGTTCCGTTTATGCAGTTACCGGCTCATCAACGGCGTGAAATCATTGAAGACCTTCTTGATATTAAAATCTTTACTGTTATGAATCTTCTTTTAAAAGAGAAAGTTCAACAAAACAAAATTGATATTCTTGACTGTAAGAATAGTATAGATGTTGATGAAGAGAAACTTGGAGTCCATCTACAGTACATTGAAGAGATTAAATCTAAGAATAAAGAAAGACTCAAAACTTTAAAATCTGAGATTAAAAAATCTGAGAAGTCTATTTCTGATTTGAGTGAAATGATTCGAAAACATAATACCAAGATCAAAGATTTAGAATCAACAATCACTGATGAGGGCAACGTTAAGATTAAAATCAATGAGATTAAAAGAATAGAATCAACATTTGAAGATAAGATTCGAAAGTTTAAAAATTCTATTGAATTTTATGAGAACAACGATAGTTGCCCAACATGTGAACAGGTAATCACTGAAGATCATAAATGTAAAAACGTTGATAAAGATAAATCTAAAATTACTGAAATTGAAAATGCAATGGAGAAACTTGACGGTGAACTCCGTAAGTACAATGAACGACTCTTAGATATATTTGAAGTCAATAGACACATCAATACAATCAATGAAGCAGTTACCGATAAGAACAATCAGGTATCTTCTATTAATCGATACATTCAAAAACTTAATTTGGATTTACAGATTGAGAATAACGAGTCTGGTAATCTCAAAGAAGAGAATAAAAAGATTCGTGAATTGAAAAAATTAATTGAGAGTCATGAAAAGAAAAGAGAAGAACTTGTAAACGAAAAATCAATCCTTGATGTAGCTGCAGAATTACTAAAGGATAAAGGTATTAAAACACAAATTGTTCGTCAATATATTCCAGTAATGAACACTTTGATAAATAAATATCTTGCCTCAATGGAGTTTTTTGTTAACTTCGAATTGAACGAAAATTTTGAAGAAGTAATCAAGTCTCGCCATCGTGATGAGTTTAGTTACGCATCATTCAGCGAAGGTGAGAAAGCAAGATTGAATATTGCTCTTCTTCTGACTTGGCGGGCAATCGCAAAAATGAAAAACTCTGTTCACACTAACTTACTTATACTCGATGAGGTATTTGATAGTTCGCTTGATGAAGTAGGCGTTGAGTCGTTGACTAAAATATTCCATGAGTTTAATGATGGTACCAATCTATTCATCATTAGTCATCGTGGCGACGTATTGCAAGATAAATTTAGATCAGTAATTCGATTTGAGAAGGTAAAGAATTTTTCTAGGATTTCATCATAATGTATGGTATAAAGGTAAAATTTGAAGATTCTTATTTGTGGGTTTTACATGTAGAACCCAATGTTCATTATGAAAATACTACATATCGAAAATTTGATACAAAAGAACAAGCAATTGAATGGGCAGAATTATGCCAGCTTGGAAATTATATTGTAGAGGAACTTCCATGTTAGAACTGGTACACACACATGATAAAATACTTAAACAACCTACTGTTTCGTTCGATTTTGAAACAACTGACCGAGATCCAAAACAACTTGCAGAAGATTTGGCAAATAAAATGATTGAACATAACGGTGTTGGTCTTGCAGCACCGCAAGTTGGTATTCCTCTTTCAGTGTTCGTAGTTGGTGATCCTACAAATAAAGAATCAATCATGGCATTTTTCAATCCAAAAATCGTTGACTTCTCAGAAGAGATGGTTTATTATGATGAAGGCTGCTTGAGTTTTCCAGGTCTTTTTGTGAAGGTCAAACGACCAAAAGAAATTCGGTTACGATTTACGGATATGAATAATGAAACGACAACTACAAAATTTACTGGATTCACCGCTCGTGCAATTCAGCATGAATACGATCACCTTTCAGGTATTGTATTTACAAGTAAAGCTACGGCTTATCATCTTAGCAAAGCTAAGAAAGATCAAAAGTTGCGTCTACGCCGTAGTCGTTAAATATCTCCCCGTATATTATGCTTATAAATTGAGAAGGTGGAAATGACAAATTTCAATAAAGTTGCAGACTTCATGAATGCGTTCGGTCAAGATGTAGAAACTGAACCGCAGTGGACATCCGTG